ATTATTCAATAACGGTTTTTCTATAACTGCTTTTAAAAATATATTTTCTTTCATATTCTTCTATATTGCGCAGGGCTTTCGCCCTGCTGATTAAACTTAGTTTATTTCGTAATAAGGTTGCTCGCCTCTAATAACTCTCTTTGCATCTGCAATGCTATCATACAGCTTTGATTCATCATTGTCTATGATTGCAAATTCTTGATGAAAGCCATCTTCAAACATTGTTATTGTGTGACCTTTGTAACTTACTTCTCTGAGGATATTCTTTATTGCCATAATCGTATATCTTTTAATTATTATTACTTCGTTTCTGATGATGCAAATATATAGCATAAATACTAAATCACAAAGCGTAAATTATGCATTAATACTATATTTAACATAAATTATATAGCATAGATACTAAATTTGCTTTTATATACTTATAAGATAGTATTAATAAATAATTTTTCTGCATTTATTTCGCATATAAACTATATTTCATATATTTGCATCAAAAATTATAATCTCATGGCAAATACAGAATTAAGAATTAAAGAACTATGTAAGGAACGAGGCATAACTCAAGCCCAACTTGCTGATAAATTAGGCATACAGGCTGTTTCTTTTTCACAAGCTGTTTCTCGTAATAAATTTAACATGGATAGACTTGCTGAAATTGCAGATGCTTTAGGTGTTGAGATACCAGAACTCTTTGATAAACCCAAAGAGGGGGTAATACATTGCCCTCACTGTGGGAAGAAGATTAAAATAGAGAAAGGAGAATAGATATGAACACCAACCACCTATATAGAGTTGATGTACCTAACTTGAATGGTTCAATAGTTGACACTAACACTTTTAATGAAAATCATCCCGAATATTATAACATTTTTTTACCCATAATGCAAGTTATTACAGATACATCATCTGTAACTAATCTTTCAATTGCAAGCACTTTTGCTATGGCAAATACTCTAATAAATTACTATACCCTTTATGAGCAAGACATAAAAAATGACTGTTTTTCATACAATGGCACATACATACCATCAATTATTATCAAAAGTATATTGGCTGTATTTAGTAAACACTATCAACAAAAGAAAATACATTTTAACGCATGGAATCCTTTACATTTGAGCTGTATTTATCCTTATTGTTATGAAGCTATAAGATTATATTTAAACCAACAAGGAAAATCAATCCGTACCGGAAGACTAAATTCTGCATATTTTTTTCACAAACACAAATGATTGTCAATATTATATCAAGACGCAAGGAATTTCATTTGCTCAAATCTATAATATAGATATAATAGAAGAATACGCCTCTTTTAAAGGAGATATGAATTGGCTCGAACAACTGGAAATAGAGACATTTACCTCCAAAGACATTATTCAATCTGCAACAAAATATTGGAGTGGAGAGTTGACAAATAAACCAATTATTGAAATATTATTTCATGGCAAATATCAATTAAAGAATTAATGAGCCGGAGTTTAGTGCTCCGGCTCATTAATTGATTAGCCCTTTGATTCTTAACTGATTTACGATTTCGGTGTAAAGATACTCTATATCCCCACTGAAATCCCCATAGTTCTGATACAAAAACACGACATCAGCGCAGTTGTCGGAAATTGTACTCTTGGACTGAACCCCAAGTACCCTTGACATCTCCTCACGTACCCCTGCTGTCATTTTTCCACCGGCAAGCGAACTTGGAGAAAACAGGTACAGGATAATGAAAATGAACTTTTTCCGCTGGGTAACACTGTCAATATTCGGTGGACATCCTCTCTCATTCAGTAACTCAACGAATATTTTGTAGATTTCATGGATAAGACACTTGTCTTTCAGAACCGGGGCAGTCAAGGCATTTTCTTCCTCTGAAAGTTCTGATTTCTCGATACGAATCTTTTTAAGACGAATGATTTTATTAAAATCCAGCTCCATAACACGATTATTTTAAAAGTAAATAGTATATTTGCATCATAATCGTGTGAGGGAGGATTGAGTGGTCGTGCGCTTGGTTCTCCTTTTTTTTATTTTACAGAGTTATTCTTTTCCTGAATAATCCGATTTTGCTCGTTCACCTCCCTACCCCATATCATAGCGGCATAGATGGCTTTTGCATACAAAAAGAGTTCCTCACGACTGGTAAGGAACTCAACTCGAAGGGCTGCACACTTTGCATCAGTCCAAACTGTTCCATCTTTTTCCATTTCTCAAATCATACTTCTTTATATAGTTATCAATAGTGGTTCTACTCACTCCCAATTTCTTTGCAATATCCTTCAGGCGCATGCCGCTGACAACAAGCTCCCTTACTTCTTCGACATCAACTGTTACCCGGTATCCTCCACCCTTCTTTTCAATCGCTGAAATAGAATTGAATAGTTTTCGCTTCTTTTCTGCATATTCAGGGGTAAGCTTGTCCTTTGTCACGTAGATAACGGTAGTCTTGCTAAGCCTCAGAGGGAACAGCCTTCTTTCCACTTCCTTGTGTTGTTCGGCAAGGCTTTCCGCATCACCGTTGACAGTAGTGTCAATCTTCTTGTATTTGTCCGGGATGCGGGAATGTCTGTCTCTGATTATTCTGTCTGCTTTTCTCATGACTTCTTTAGAACGGTCGTTTGCCAACTCATTCAGTTTTTCAAAATTAAACCCCATACATAGTTTCTTTTGCGTAGCGTTTCAATTCTCCAATGGAAAACAATCTCTCTTTCTCGTAAATCCCGGCTGCATTATATTCAAGATTGCATCCGTTGGAATAATGCCACCCTTCAAGGAATAGCACAGCATCGCATTGAAGCAGGGCGGTAATATCCCTGCCTATATGCTCTTCGTAACTCGCGTCCGGATTTGAAGATACCTCTAAGGGAGATACAGCTTCAAAACCAAGTTGTTCTATCAACTCGGAAGCAGATTTGCATCTTCTCTCAACGTCCTTTGTGTTATGCCCGGTGATAGGCAGACTGATATATACTTTCTTTTTACTCATAACATTATTTACTTTTCAATTTATCAAGAAACTCACTATCGCCCGAATAATCCGCACCGATAGCCTTTTTGCTTTCAACAATCTGTTCCAAAAGGGTTATAGCTTCTTTTTTCACTTCTTCCACTTCGTTGTAGCCGCAAGCGTTGTCAACCAGTCTCTCGATGTTTGATTTAGGCTTGGAAAGCTGTTCTTTGAGCTTGTCCAATCTCCAGTAGCAGTAATCAATGGTAGCGATGTGTTCCAGTTTATTCATAGGTATTTCTTTTCAACAACTAAATGTTCTTTATGTAATCGACTAATTGAGAACCTAAGTCATGGAATCGAGAAAGCCCACTAAACATAAGGCTGGCACTCATACCGCTGTGACCTTGGTCGATGAACATTTGCAAGCAGTTCTTGAAACGTTCTTCTTGAGGCTTATCTGTATTGAGTTCGGATATAAGTTCCAACAAGCAATCGAGTTCAACCCCTTTATAGAGGTCGTTCAATCGTATAGGAACAATCTTATCCCAATATTCAAGATGTTTATTTGGAATAATGCCACGTGCTCTTTGCCGGTATTCTATTGTCAATTGCGGGATTTTGGCGTGGAACTCAGCTTCCCTTCGTAGATATTCGTTATGTTCATCCTGAAAATCCTTGTCGAACTCTGCCTTTGTCTTTCTCGTGACCTTCAAATACATTTCATCAAGTGCTTCACTTGAATACAGTTCTTTGTCATTGAATTTACAAAAACAATCTTCACCAGTTTCCTGCTTGAATTTCTTCAACTGTTCGTATGCGTAGTCAATGTCTACGCCCGGATACATTTCTATTGTTTTCATAATCAATATCTTTTTCCATGTTTGTTTTCTCTCAATTCATTGTATCTCATCTTCTGTTCTATGTGCCAGAGCAAATCTATGTTCAGGTGTTTGGCAAGCCCGAAGATTGATAACAGCATATGGGCTATCTGACTCTCAAAAGGATAATCATATTTATAAAAATAACGAATTGGCAATGTGGATATGGCGTATATGCTTTCAGTAAATGTTTCACCTACGCAATTTTTGGATGCACCATATATCGCTTCTTCAGGAAAATCATCAATGTCTATCTCACGTAATCCACACAAATCAAGCAGGCGTATAGCTGCATCGGCAAGTTTCTCTTCAATCGTATCCTTGATGTAACTTTTAAAGTCTTCTTTAAATGACCTTATTCTACCTTCATCGGTAAGTCCAGGAGCTTCCGATTGCCAATATTTGAACCGAGCGGTGTCTGCCCGTTTCGCTTTTCTATCCGCTTCCACGGCTTCCATAAGCTCGGATATTACAAGGCAAAGGCAGTGTTCGTTACTCAATTCTTCATCGTGGAAACCGTGGTCGCAAGCGGTTTTATGGGCGCGGTCGCGCAGTTCATTTAGATTCATTTGTTCTTTCTTTATCAGTTAATATTCCATTTCTCTTGTCGTAATTACTCATACGGGGACATTTCCCGTCACACCGCATGTTCACATGCGCATTACTTGCCATACTCGATATGAATGACTTTTTGTAGCATTGCCCACTGTAAGGGCTGTAATGCTTGCACCGTTCCCGGTATTCGTTTCTGTTCATGATTAATCAACTAATTCAAATTCGTAAACGAAGACATATGGATTACTTTCCCATGTACCTTTGCCGGAGACTTTATCTATGAGGGCGGCAAAGGCTTCACGAGGGGTGCAATAAGGTTGAATATCTCCTTTATAATAATAAACATCCATAAAATGTGTATCTACACTTCCGCATTGTCCTTTGTAAATTCCTTCTTTCAGGCAATCTTCATCGGAAATGTTTTGCAACCGTTCTATCTTGATGTTGGTAATACGGATGTGATGGGGCATGAGGTCAGCGCGGACAAACATTTTATTAAAAAATCCGCTTCTCTTTGGCATTATAGGATAGCCATCTTCGTCCAATTCGTAATCAGGCATATTACCACAATCGCCATAGCTTTGCGCAATGGCAACAACTTCACCGACTTTATATTTTGGAATATTCCAACCTGTAAAGTCTCCTTTGTCGTTTCTCCAACCAAAAGCATAATTTAATGGAGATACTATGTTCCCGTCATTATCATAATCATTTGGTTCAAAAACGGGGAATACAATATCATAAGTTTCATTTGGTCTGTCATACTTGCAGACCCTTCTCGTCATAGTCTTCCGACCATTCAATACAGCCTGGGTTAGACTGTATTTATCATTGAACATTATCTTCTTCATTGTATCTTTTTTTTAACTCTTTCAAAACAATCTCCACGCCTTCATCCAGCCCTTTCTTGTAGCCGGATATATGCTCACCTATGTTGTAGACCAAGCATCCTGTAACGATAATAATAACTCCTACAGCCCTATGCCAATAGGGAAAGGATACACTGAACGGTGAGAATGTCAACCGGAAATGCCCGATGAATAATGTTGATATGATGAATATCGCAAGAAAAAATATTAGGTTTGCTTTCATAATCAATCCTCCACTTTTTCAAAGTGTACATCTTGTTTATCTTGTCTCGTATAAGAAATGCAACGACAATCACTGCATTCCGGTTTGCCATCAAAATAGCACTTATCGCATTCGCACATAATATCGCCATCTTTTTTCACGATAATTTTTTCTCCATTGCATTCAAATACTTCTCCGATTTTTCTTTCTTGTCCCATAATCAAATCTCCTCTACTTTAAAAGATAATTTCTCAAGTTTCTCAATCTGCTTACGAAGAGAAGCGATTTTCCTAATCTTCATTTCTTCCGCCTTTTTCAACGCTTCGGATTTATCGGTGAATGCGTTTTCCCCTATACGGAAGTAAGAACATAAACCATCAATTACATATTCTCTATTTTCAAATCTACCTCTAATAATATCTGCTTCTATCTCTTTAATACCTTCTGTTAAGGCATACTTTGTTATAAATACTTTTGCCATAGTTATAATCATTTATAAGGTTAAAGTGAATTAAGAGAGACAGCGGACACGGGGCGAACCCAATTGCTAAAGTCCTGATTGTCGTTGCCCCTATAACCAAGGTTCCAATAGAGAACAAAATTGCGTTTGTTTTCTTTTCTCGTAGAACACCAATACCAGTTATCTTTCACTGGTTGTTTTCCGCAGATAGCTAAGGCTGTATTCAGCATAACCTTATGTTCATGCCCTAAGACACTCTCTTGTAGTGTCGGAATGTGCCAACTTAATCCACATAAGTCCAATGCTATGACTTTCTCAGCAATTTCGCTTCCGGATGCAGCTAATGCTTTGGTATTGCCTATTCCATCGGTATCCTTCATACCTTCTTCTGCGGTTGGATATATCTTCCCTGTTTGCTCTTTCTCCCAATCAAGAAGAATATGGGTATCATTATCCATATCTTCCGGATAGAAGAATAAAGCATTGCCATCATGGATAATAACTACACATTGTGCCTGTTCGTTTTCTTCATGCAGTCCCCAAAATTTAGGTTCTACAAAATTCTTGTTGGCGGTAAAGATGAATACACCATTACCTACATTTTCTTTTGTGTAAATTCCTTTGCTCATAATAGTTATATAAGTTTTAATGCTTCTTGTATCCCGGCTTCCAGTGCTTCCTCGTAGGATTTATAATGGATAATAGGTCTATCCGACAATCCTACTAAATCATGTTCCGGAATTGTCAGTATGTCATATATCCAATAATCCCCATGCATATAGGATACTTCAACGTGCAGCTTCTTGGTTTCGCGCAGCCACTTTTGAGCAAATGATTGATTTGGTGCAGACGTTAAATATACGGCTGTACCACATTTATAACATGGATTATCACTTTCACATGCACAGAAATTTTCGCATAATTCTGGAACAGGAAGCGAATTATAACTCAATCTAATTCTATTAAAGTCTTGGTATAAATTTCCATTATTTTTATAAGCAAACAATGTGCTTTTATTAAAGCCTTTCTCTTTCAGCAGCTTCGCCGTCTCTAATGTTATAAGTTCTTCGGTCATAACTATATAAATAATGCGGTTGTTGAAACAATAGTCATAATGAAAAAGATTAATGCAATACATTTCCATATTTTTGCAGTAGCCTCCAAACCGTGTTTCTGCTTGTCAAACTCGCTTATTGCGTAATTCAAAGCCTCGTCTTTCAGTCCTTTAAACTTGTCGTTCAAAGCCTCTGTTATATCGTCTGCAATAACATACTTCACCTTTTCTAACACAGATTCAGGATAACCTCTCTCATCATAATTTATTTCATACAACAAGTCGTGGTGAAAAAGATAAGGTATATCGTTTACTTTATAGGAAAGTTTGATGCCGCTTTCTTTGACATATTTCAAAAACCTTTCTTCGGCAATCTCATTTATCTTTTCCTGGTTAAATTCTGACTCCTTCTTTATCTCATTAAAATATTCCTCGTCAACAATCACACAATTGTTTTCAAGCTTCATTACATGTGCTTTCATTCTTTTTCTTTAAAATGTTCAATCAGTTCATTTACGGTAGCCTTGTGCCATTTAAGAGATACTTCTAATATACTGTCATAGTCTTTATTATAAACCCAAACTCTTTCAGGTGAAATAAACCATTGAAACTTATCTGTATCATCTCTCAATGCAGCGATAGCCAAGAAAAGCCCTTCGTTGGTTCCGCAATCAATAAACTTACCGCACAAACAGCTATGTTTATCAAAAGGAATATCGAAAGAATCTGCAATTACATAATTGGGGGTATCAAACCCCTTTACCGGATATTGGTAAGTCCATATTATATTGCAATCATCCGTCCAATTTGGAGAGTTTTTCTTATATCCTAACTTTCCCAACTTCTTCCTTAATTCCTGTGTGTTTTTTCTTATAAAGCATGGCGTTGTAAATCCCATAGTTATTCCTCCTTATCTATTTTTGATTATTTCTCCAACGTTTTTAGATACTTCACGAGAAAGTGTAACAGTTACTTTGCCACGATTGACAAAGCCCTCACAGCCAATAACGGCACAAACAACATTAAACTCATGACACACAGATAGTAGCGAGCATCTTTTACAGCCAATTTTATTAATAGACATCCTCATTCTTTTTAGAACTGTTAGAATGAGGCTCTGTCTCAAAATTGTAAAACAGTCCAGTGTTGTAGCGACAAACCTGTGCATGTTCGTTCCTATTGCAGACTTCGGTTTGGTAAATGGGAACTCGTGAGAGAACATTGCAGAAAACTACCTTGTAGTCATCGTTAAAAGACTTAGTCTTTCCGAGGATACGTGACAGGTATCCTCGTTTCAATCTCCTTTCTCTTTAATTCGTTCCAGTACATCCTTGTTGGCTTCGAGTATCTCATCGAAAGAGGGGATGGGAAACCATGCCACAGGCTCCCATAATGGAGGTATACTGCTCATTGAAGTGTAAATAGGACTGTCTTTGTATATATCATTGATATAACCGTCCATACAGAACCATACTCCATTACAGTATGTGCCATTAAATATTGCGCCATGCTTGCACATGATAATGATATTCTCATTTTCTTCCGGTAGCTGTTCCTCAACGCTTATCCACGGAGATTGCTTTGCCTGCCATTCGGCACCTTTCTTAAAAGCCCGTAATGCAACCGATTTTGCCAATGCCTTGATAGCTATACTGTCTCTTTCATCATAGGCAAGCTCTGCATCTTTATTATATGTACTTTCACTCCAATGAGTGCGGGCTGCTTCTTCTACTGTCTTCATTGTATCTTATTTCAGTTTTTCTTCAAATTCAGCAATTATACAATCTGCATCACCGCCATGTACCCAATTATCCAATACAGAGGACAAGGCTTCGATAGCTTGCTCCTTCTGCCATTCAGCACCAGCCTTAAAAAGAGGAACGGCATATTTTTGAATTGCCGCATTAGATATTATGTAGTGCTTCGGGTCTTTATGCATTTTATAAGCAACATGAAGCTCTTGTATAACTTTCTCACGTTCAATTCTTGCAGCTTCTTCTACTGTCTGTTTCATAATCAATATGCTAATATTAAATTTCCACTTTTGTGTAATTACTAAAATCACAATACAAGTATTGACACCAACCACCGAAGCGATATTTATCATTTAGATACCTACATTGGGAAGTCCACTTACTCTTTGTAATAATCTCGTACACCGTTCCTTTATGGATGAAAAAGTCGCCGACTTTTAAATTGGAAAGTTTAACTGTTTTCATTTCTTTCTTTTATTCCGTTCCCGATTGTCTTCCGAAACACACATCTTGCACCATGATGTCTTGATGTGATACGCCTTTCCGTTGCGATAGATTGTCCTGTCATAGAAGCAGGATAGCAGAAGCAGCCTTCCGCAACGGCTGCATGCCTTACGCTCCACGCCATCCACTATCACCCGGTTCCTCGGTTTCCGCTTCACTATCTCGCACGGGCCGCATTCGGATGCACCGTACTTCCGGCAATAGGCAAGGGAATACTTGCCACATTTGGCGAAAGAGGTGCAATCGGAGCGGGGAATTGTCTGATGGATATTCATATTTCTATTACATATTAAAATAGGCTGGCTTGAACCAAAGTGCCTTTACTCGTTTTTGTTTCTCCGAAACACTCTTGACGAAAACGAATGTTACCCGCTTCAAAGTAGTGTTTATCCTTATCGCATCCCCAGAAATCAAACCCAAGTTTATAGGCAGCAATCCTATCGCTCTGACTACCCATATGAGGACTTCCAATCTTGTACCCGGATTGGGAATATTGATTGAGTAACCATGCGTATAAGATTATCTGTTTTTGACATGGATGAATGCGTTTTTCATTCAGATTTTTATTTCCTTTCTGGATGATTGCCTTAGATAAATCCTTACCGCAATAAGAGCCTTGAATCATTCCTCTCCACATACAATATACAAGGTCTGTTCTGTTATTTATACTGCAGTAAGCTATTTCACAATCATATTGATCGGACTTGCCGTTTAGCTTATCCCAAACAATGCGCCCACCAGTAAAATCATAATTAAAGTAGTTTACTCCCCATATTATCTGATTTTTACTAACCCTTTTTACTTCATCGAAATACTCTGGTGGCGGAACTCGTGAATCCCAATCGGATTTAGGATAGACAGATTGTTTAACAGACAATATACTACCATTCCTTTGTTTTACAGTATTAGGCTTGGCAGAAGGATTATCCGCTCCAATTCCATAGGGTGGGTCATCTATTATCAAATCAAAAAACTTATCTGGAAACTTAGATAGAAAATCCATTCTATCACAGTTATATACTTCACTTATAGGCATAGTTTGATATTTTTCCGTTTTCGTATCTCAGAACCACTCTTCATCCGCTCCGACCTCTACCGAAAGCCAGTCCATGAGGAGGGTTATAAGGTTATAAATAGGTCTCATTTGAGGGAACATCCTTCGGTTTCCAGTCATTAGGAACTTTCGCCCATTCTCTGAAAGCACTGTCGAATCCGTCCAAATCGAGAAACAGATCCATCTTGGCAGTATCGGTAGTGACAAGGGTGGCGAACTCTTTGAAATACTTGTCAGCAACTCTCACAAAGTCGTTGTGCAGCTTTTTCAAGTCTCCAAGCAGAAGACCGTTTTCAGTCATTAAATCACTCGCTTCTTCCACCAAGCAGTTGGCTTCACAGTTCAGCAGGTGTGCGGCGGATAGCAACATGTTCATTCTGTCAATGCTACCATTGGCTACGGCGGCGTCAATTAGTTGTTTTCTTGGTTTCATAATCGTGTATAAATTATTTTTTAACATAATATCCACATATACGCCCGTATCTGTCACAAGCGCATACCCTATGGCCTTTAGCCTTACAGAGGCATGAGTTTCCGATAAAGTCTTTGGCGTATGAGCACTGGCGGCAGTGGACGGGGGAGAGGGGTTCTTTTTTCTTTGCCATCTATCTTCGGCTTTTACCTTCAATTTTAACTACATTGAACATCTCTTTAACCCGGTCGGCAATATAATCCCCATACCGCCCAGGAAACTCTGTGTTCGGGTCAAGATTGGTAGTCATGTGGGTGTAGAAACAATATCTCTGCTCATAGCGCAGTTGCAAAACGGTCTGAATGGCATTAATACCCGTACCAAAGTATTTGGCATCCATAGGCTCCCGTCCTACCTCGTCAATGGCAAGATTGTGCATACATGACCTATCTGTGTATTGGTTTAACCCGGTAATACCTTTATCGGCAAACTGTAAGGCAATCTCGGCAGCACTGGTAAACTGAAAGGTCAATCCGGCATTCGCACCGCCAATACAATAGCGGGCAATTTTCGCCGCATAATTCTGTAACCCTTTCAGTAAAGTGGATTTGCCCACTCCGATAGAGCCGTGTAATAATAATCCCTTTCTTACATCCAATACTCCGGGAATCCCCCAAACCCATTGATAAAGGGCTTTCAATAATTGGCGATTACTATCATCAACCATAAAGACTGGCGAGATTGTTTTCATAGATGCAACGAGTTGATTACGCCAATATATGTCAGCCTGTTCCCTACTCCATTGCTTCTGATTAGCCTTATTTACCGAAGACGATTGATTGGATGCCGGCGGAGCTTTCGTCCGGCCTTGCATCAGGTTTCCGATTGCTTCCATTGTATTTTAAATTTAGCCATTCTTGATAATCTCTCTCCGTTCCAGTAAACACCACACCTGTCCAACCAGATTCTATCGCTCTCTCAACTTGCCTAATAGCAAATTCTTCTTCAAATTTGGAAAGTTTATCAAGTGAAAGTTGCAAAGCGTAATTAAGTTTCTTTTTCCATTTCGGTGTCTGACGAAGCGTTTCCCAAGCGGACATGAATGCTATTGAAGAAAACGGATAGACCAGAGGTTTTTCATCCCTTATCTCCTTTCGGGATTTTTTCTTTGGAAGTGGGGGGCTCTCGTGCGTATGCGCGAGACTCTCCTCTCTGTTTATAGTTTTAATTCTCTTATAATGTGTAATTGAGGAATCATCAGTACCATTTACCGATGATATTACTGATGTAGATTCCTTATCATCGGTATTTTCATCAGTACGTAGTACCGAAGATATTACCGTGTCATTTACTGATGATTTAGACTCCTCTACATGAACATCATCAGTATTTTCTTCGGTATTTTCATCAGTACCATTTACCGATGATATTACTGATGTTTTCATGTCATTGCTCAATTTCAATGAGAAGGAATAGAAGCACCCTACCCTTTTATCCTTACTTGATTCAAACGATATCAAACCTGTATCAGCAAGCGCTTTTCTTGATTTACGCAAGGTTTTATCCCATATATTCAATGAGGCACATAAAGTAGAGCTACGAACCTCAAACACATCCTTCCACCCTTTTTCATTGCAAATAGAAATAAGTTCATGGTAAAGAGCTTGGTCTATAACTGAGAGGTATGTATCAGTACGAACCTTCCTTAGTTTGGATATTAGTTGATAGCTATTCATAAGTGAAAATATCTATTTGCTGCACACTCATCAAAAGACTTCACACGCTCTATAAGACGTTTCTGTCTTTGTCTGAAGGCTAAATTATTATCATACTTATTATGACATTCCCTGCATAATCCAACGATATTTAAGGGATTGGTATAGTGTTCCGGGTACATACTCTTAGGAACAAGATGTGCAGCGTCCGACATCGGTCTACCACAAATTGCACAACATGGAGGTAAGTTCTTCTTTATTGCAGCAACCTCTCTATTCAACTGTGCTTGTTTCCTGCTTATCTGTCTCATGGTCAAATAAATTAGTATTACGGTGTTTTTGAATCAATCTTTCAACACGGTCTATTTCACTATCAATAAGTTTTTCTTGTTTTTTGCTGGAACGTAAAGTACCAGAGGAACGAATACAAAAATATTTCTTTTGCAAACGACGAAGTTTTACGACCTCATCATAAAATTGTTTTGCATTCATATAATGACAAGTTGTTGATTTAGAATTAAAAGCCTCGAAGCGCATTCTACGGGATATTGCATATAATTCTCATGCGGTTCAGTAGCACTGCTCACTTGATAGCATCGGGGACACTATCCGCATGCGCATTACAGAAATAACCATTTGCAACCGAACACTTTCATGTCCCCTTTCCAACACAAGTTTGTGGGAACAGGTGGATTCGAACCACCGACTACCGTTTGTGGTGCTCTCCCGTTAAGCTAAGAGTATATCTTGAGAGACTCGAACTCTCAACCTTCCACCACACACGGCGCTCTATCCGCTGAGCTACATTCCCTCATTTACCCGCCATATCTTCACAGACCGGGCAGGCAGGTTAACAAAGTTATCTTTCATGAACCTTCGCATGGCACTCTTCACAAAGAGTTACCAAACAATCCAAATGTTCCAATTCATGTCCGACAATAGACATACCGCCTATCTGGTAGGTTTTATGATGAATCTCCAGATTATAGGTCTTGCCACACATCCGGCAACAGTGTCCGTCACGAACACGAACCTTACGTTTTACTTCTTCCCAATAGGGGTTATTCTTCAAACTCGTCTGATACTTCGACGGCCTTCCTTTCTTGTACTTCAGTCTCGTCATAGTTCTCCTCTTTTCTCCATGGACTTTCTTCAATCGAAACTCTGTGCCACTCATGGCGTTGTATAGGAATTATCTCACCGTTATTTTCATCAAGGAAATCCTCAATCCAATGTTCTAACCATACATCCTGCCCTTCCTCTTCCCAAACCTCTACAACTTCCTCGCCTTTACCAAATTTGCGAAGATTCTTACGGGTATCCTTAACTTCAATATCCGGTAATTCATACCCAAGGGATTTAAATGCTTCCTGGTTCATTTCACCCGAATTGAACAGGTCATTATATTCATGTTTAGGAATCTCTTGCACCAAAGCTAAACGAAAAGCTTCATTCACCCATGAATAATACAAATAATACCCCATTACTGGAATGCGGAAGGTATCAATCATCTTCAAAGGATAATCCTTGAGACCTTTTTTAGCCAAATTAACCAAGTCTTTGATTTGGGTGTTTAAAGCCGAAATCTTTGCTTCAAAATCTTTCTTCTCTGCATTGAATTTTGCCTTCAGACTTTCAAACTGGCTTTCAAGTTCCGGTATCTGTTCCTCGGCTATTTCACCATAATTGGCACGAATAGTGGATATTTCATACTCATCCATCACCCGATTAGCAATTACATCCTTTTCTTGGATGGTTACAAAATGTTCCGAAAGTTTTTTCTTCACATCATCCATACAAATGCAATCAGGAAAAATCACTTCGGGGAATTTTACTGTTGTCGGTAATTTGAATATTATTTCATCCGGCAAATAATCTTTTAAATCTGTCATTTCTTATTATTTATTCGTTTAATCATTTTCTTGCAACGCCTGCATAAATCTTGATCGGGGGAAGTCTTAGGCGCATACTTCTCTATCCTTTCAGAACATTGCCTAAGAAGACGCTCGATTGTTTGAATATCGGTTTTGCACAGTTCCATTCATTCAAAATCATCAATAGCCACTGGATGAAGCAGTTTATGGCTCCATTCAGGAAGCTGCATGTCGATAATACCACGGGCGCCTTCTTCTGCCTTGGCATCATAGCCGGGAAACCACTTCTTTTCAAAGCAGTCTTTGACTATCGAAAGAGCGTAGTAATACTTATATTTCCCATTTGCCAAATCATCAGGAGACCAGAAGAGAACAGCTACATCATAAGGTTTTACCGTCTGCAACATAATCATTATAGTTACATTGAATTTTCGCCCGGTAATACTACTCATTACCTCTTGGTACATACCTTCTGAAAGCTCGTACTTGAGTTTGGCACAATCATAATAGAACTTACCGAGGTCATCGGCTCGTGTGGTCTTGAAAGAGATTACAGCATTCACACCTATATTCTCTTCTACGTTGAAATAATCCGGCCGAACCTTCACATCAAGTCCGGTCTCCTCATCTTTTCCATAAAAAGAAACTTCCGAACAAGCACCTTTTAAAAGTTGCTGTATGATGCCACCACCATACCAGTAGTAATTTCTTTTCAGAGCATTAATAATCATGCTCATTTCTTCGCTGATGAAAGAATACCCCAAATCAATGCAAGTTTGCCTCAATCTATCCCGGTATTCTTTTAAAATATTGAAATTCCAATTAACGGAAGGAATATCATCTTCAACCTCTTTCACATAGCCCGCTTCTTTTGCCAATAGTTCATTATAATATCGAATCATGGCTAACACCCCTTCTTTGGACGCCTGATTACAATTAGGCTCTACTTTTACAAGTTCAAATAGACGTGGTTCCAGAAATGCCATGTGGGCAAAAGTTCCTAATTGAAAGTGAGGTTTCTCTTTCTCTTCAAAAACCCGTTCCCAATCATAATAGAAAGAGCGCGGTGTTTTAAGAGCATTTTTCAAATTAGAGGAAGAAATACACTTACTTTGAAGATACATTTCCATAGGGTCACGTTTTACATTTCCATTAACACTCAATTCCATCAGGTCAATATTGACAGGCGGCTTATTACAGTTCAAGGCGATAAAATCCAAAACAGTTTCTTTAGTAGGATAATCTTCTGGATTATAGGCAGAGGGGTTAAGTTCTTCCCCCTCTGAAAAATCATCAATATTAAAATCCTCCATCATCCGGCAACAGGCAGATTAAGACGAAGAAGTCTTACAGACCAATTGTCAGACTGAAAATTATTGGTCTTATTCTTTTTCTTACCCATGTAGGTAATTTTAAGAGGCATACCACTTTTGAGAGAACCGTTTTCTAAATATTGTTCCAGAATACCAACCAACCTACGGGAACCATTTGTCACTGTCTGAACAGTACCGTTTACTGTCTTTTCAAGAAATGTGGCACAGTCCAAATCAATCAGTTCGTCCGGATTAGTTGCACTCAATACCTTTTGTGGTTTGATTTCCACAAAAAACATTTTCTTGAACTCACCAGCATGTTCAGGCGTCCAGTAGTTGCCACACAAATCTATTGGCAACTCCTGCGCATCTTCCAAAGAAGGAAGTTCATTCTTGCTTAAATCCGCTGTTTGGATTTCAAATGCAGAATCTCTTAATACTAAATCTTTCTCATTACTCATAATCGTAAAATTTAAAGGGTTAATTATTCTCTTTCTGTAGAATAGCATCTACATCACTTTTTCGGTACAATCTCTTACCGCCTATTTCCAACCTGCACAAATATCCAATTTTATGCCATCTCCATAGGGTTGACTTATCAGTATGCAAAATCTGGCTTGCTTCTTTAATAGTCAGATAATCATCCTCTGGCTTGATAAAAGAATCCTTGATATTTCTCACTGTCTTTTTTACAAGATGTTCTGCAAACTCTTTTAGGTCAGTGGATTTTATAGTCAAAGTAACATTGACACCACTATTCAAAATATCTTCTATATTCATTCTCCTATCCTTATTCTTTCCACACGTTCTACTCTTATTCTTCGTAACCTTCTCATATCACCTTATTCGTGATAAAGCGACAGAGAAAATACACATAGCAAGCAACAAGCTACAGATACACGAACTACCGGTGAAAAATCCATCGTAAATTTCACACCGGCTATCCGTTCATAAAGCATTGTTGCAAGTTCTCTCCCATTCCGTACATGCAATATTTCAAAAGCCTTTTGTAGTTGGTTATTAATAGTGCTAACCGCCCGGCATTTGAGATTTGCGATTTCTTTCTTCTCATATCCTTATGCGTACATCTGTGCAGTAATCTCGCATTCAGGGGTGAGTTCTGTAAATACTCGGTTTATAATCATGTGAATTAACTGTTTACGACACTCTTTTTGCCCTGATTACACCTTTCTCTTTAAGGATAACCGCTTCCCATACCCTTCCTTCTAAATAACCTTCCTGGTTGAGGATTGTCCGGTAGTTTTGGACGGTTCTCAAACGCTTTATCGGGAAGTCTTTGTGTTTCCCTATAGGGATTTCCCTTAATTCTTGCATGATGCTCTTCTGTTCCATATACATAAAATTTAATTAACGATTGGTGGAAGTTGACGGACTCGAACCGCCAGTCTCCTCGAATGAGGTGTGTTAGCCATTACACCGAACTCCCGAATAAGAAAAGGTGTACTATCTTCACAGACGGTACACCCAGTACAAACACAAAATAAAACACGACAAAACAATTTTAACCACCCGTACAAGGGTAAAGGGGTAGCTTGTACTTGGCATCCCTCACGGCTTTTAGTACGGTATAGCACTGACCTTTTCTGTGGTTGTTGCGCCCCCGATACCTTCTACGGATTCTACCACGTATCGAGACGTGAAGGGCTTATATTTAGACCTTTCAGCGATACGGACACCTGCCCCGCATACTTGACACCGTAAAGATGATTTTCGGTGCTGAAAGTAAAGTTCATTTCAAATCAATATAGCCTACTACCAGTCACCGCATCCCTGCTATGGCAGCTTCTATATTTCGTTATCTTGGTTAATCTTGTACGGCTTATGAATTACACCGCAAAGGTTTTCACATACTTGTCAAAGAACTAATCAATAGTGCCCTATCCGATTCTCGCTATCAGTTGCCGTTCAATCCGTCAATAGGGCTGTCGTGCGTGATATAATCGTGTGATTAATCATCGTAAAAGAACTTCTCGCCCGGCTTTCTGCCAATTCTATAAGCCAAATAAGGTATGCCTATCAATATGGCTACATGAATCAAAATCGTTGCTATCATACCGCCATTCTGTTAAGTTGAAACTCTATGTAATCAATCTCTTCTTGAATAACCTCTAAGGCTTCTTCTTTGGTATCGGTATTACAGAAAGCACATGCCTCTGTGTCAGACATCTTATCAACTCTATCAAGGTCTATACAAGCCTTATCCAAAGCCTTCTCAAGCCCGTAGACTTCTATACTATCACATACTCTATAGTTTTTCATATCAGGCAATTTTTAAGAGGTTAGCTTTCTTGTAGCATCTGAACTCTTGGCGTTCTGTATCGAAATAGGTTTGAACTGTATCGTTCTTCTTTCTGTTATCAGTACCAGCAATGGCAGGCATCAACTTTTCATTTAGTGTACCGTAGGCTTCTCTCACAGAACCGTCCACCTTTTGAAAATAGAATTTCACAATCTTGCTTTTCATCTGCAATTTCAATTTCATGTTAGCCCAAGCGACCTTCATTGCTTCGCTCATGGTGTAGCCATTACACTTAACGAACTGCCATGCAAGGCTCATAACTTCATGTAAAAAACTCTTCGTGCTCATAATCGTGTGATTTAATATGTTTATACTATTTGCATCGTCAATCATTTAGTTTATCTTTGCTACGTGATTGATTGATGATGCAAATATACTACAATATTGCAGTATTACAATAAATACAATGCAATGTTGCACGTTTTTAGCTTTTATTAATACTTAAATATTGCAGTACATGACAACAGAAGAGTTACTCAAAAAAGCAGAAGAAGCTATTAAGTTACTTAAAGAAAGCAAGTTATCTAACTACGTGATATCAAAACAGACCCATATATCACAAAGTACATTGGGTAATTACAAAAATGGGAAAACTAAACCAACACCTGCAAATACTGAAATACTACTGCAATTTTTCAGTAATGAGAATGAACTAGCAATTGAGAATGAAGCAATACCATTAAACCTATATTATAAACGTACCATTAGTAAATCAATACGCACAAGCAGGTTATTTATGCGGATTTCAAGATGCTGCATATATAGCTACACTACCTACTATACCTTTTATAATAGACCACGAAGCTAAAGGAAACTATGTAGCATTTGAAGTAAGAGGTGACAGTATGAATGATGGAACTGAAGAGAGTTACCTTGAAGGAGACAGACTTCTTTGTAGAGAAATAGCTCCATATCTGTGGGCAGAGTCTAAATTGCATATCCGGAAATGGGATTTCGTTATTGTACATGAAGACGGAATTTTGGTAAAACGAATAATAGACCATAATGTAGAAAATCATACTATTACAATACACTCTTTGAACGATATGTATCCTGACAGAGTTATTGATTTGGCAGAAGTTAGGCAAATCTTCAATGTGATAGAATTGCAAAGGCCAAGAAGAAGATAGTTTAAAAGTTTAATATACAAACTATTAAAACTAATACTATGAAATTCAATCAATACACATGGAACCTATATAAGCAATCTTCTGACGGACAAAAAGCTATTAAGGAGTTTGAGGAACCATCCAACAATGATACGATGATGGATTTGGTTTTCAAATACAATCCAAGAATGAAGTTATGGTTTAATGATGACAAATCCAGACTATCCATATCAAACATCAGTGAAAGCTTATGGTGTTACAATATCTGCGAATTTCCAGATGAGGAAAGACCTAATACACTGGAAGAAGCGAAAGAAAAGTATGAAGATGTTCTTTTTCGTGGGTTAACAGACAATGATGAAGTACTAATACCAGTCAACGACTATGAAATGATGTTGAATAGCATAACATGGACATCATTCTTATTATATTATTTTGCACCAGAGTTTTTCTTCCCTAATATATTTATTTACCGTTTCTTTGATTTACATAAGATAGCAGATATGTTTGAGATAGATTTACCGTCTATCCCAAAGAAATCAAACTATAAGGCGAGATGTATGTACTACTGGAGTTTATGCGAAGTGTTTTATCGATTTAGGGCAGAGAATGAGCTTTCTCCAGCAGAATTATGCGCTTTCCTATATGACTTTGCACCCAACTTCATGCCCCAAAAAGAAGCAGACATTCCACAGCCAACACAAGCATGGTGTATCGGTGGATTGATTGATAAAAATGAATTATTTAGAACTACTTTTTGGCAAGCGAATCCAGAAACAAAGAAAGGCGATATTCTCATTCATTACGAAACCGCTCCAATTAGTGCAATTACCCGAGTATGGATAGCCCAAACAGATGGAGTGATAGACCCATTCTTTCATTACTATGGAAACACCTACATAGGGAATAAAATTGATATTCCACATATCAGCCTGAAAGAACTCCGAGAAGATAAATACTTCTCCAATCATCCGCTTGTTCGCAAGAACTTTCAAGGGGTAAGCGGATGGTCAATGAGTGGCGCGGATTATTCGGAACTCCTGCGAATGATAAAGGCAAAAGGATTTGACACTGATGTTCTGCCCAAACTATACGTTCCGACATTACCTAAAGGAATAGTTATAGAGTATGAACATGATGTGGAGCAACTGTTATTAGAGCCGTTATTAAACTCTATGGGATGGTATGAAAAGAAAGACTTCATCCGGCAGTTACCTATTCAAGCAGGGAGAGGACATCGGGTGTTCCCGGATTACGCCTTGCACTATGACAACAAACCGGACGAAGAAAAAGCGAAAGTTCTGATTGAAGCCAAACTTCACATGAAGAACAACCAAGACATAGAAGCAGCCTTCTTGCAAGCACGTTCATACGCTCGGCTATTAGGTTCTTCTGCTATTGTCTTATGTGACAAGGACTATTTACTTGTATATGAGAAGAAAGATAACTTCGACCGGGACAGATACAAAAAATATCATTGGGGAGAATTTGAAAACCCCGATGTGTTTAATGAATTAAAGAACAAACTAAATATCTAAGATTATGATTGACTTTCTAACCATCATACTCCTAATATTCGGAGTACTGCAAATCATCCTCTTCTTCAAGGTATGGGGAATGACGAATGACATCAAAGAGATAAGGAACAAGTACCTTAAAGACGAGGATGAGAAACGAAGACAAAAAGCAGAATACGACCCAACTCCCAAAATCAGCGGTGGGGTTAAAACAACAATATAGCCGGAATTATTTCCCGGCTTTTTCTTTCCCTATTCGCAAGTTGTGCAAATGTTGTGCAACAATCATAAAAAGAAAATGCTAACAAGTTAGCAATGAACCTATTAGCATTTTGTCTTGTGATTCCGTTGCAAATATACGACTATATTTCGAAATAAATAATTTAACTAAGAAAAAGATAAATATTTTAATGCAAATAGTTGTAAAAAATATGTTAATTACAAATCGCATTTTATCAGTAATATGCAATCAACCTCCCTATAATCACGAGAATAATCTTAATTAAAGCAATATTATCTCATTATTTCTCCACATAGATACTAGATATTCGATAAGATCACCACCAAAACAGATTATAACCTATCCCAACACCTACATACCATCCATTTGGATAACCATACCCAACCTGCAACCCTAATCCCCAACGCTTCTTCTTCAACTTAATGGGAACCGGATGATAGACGTCATTCGTCACCGTCTGATAAACCGTTCTCGGATATACAGTCATACTATCCAGCCGTGGGTCTACATATCCGCTCACCACGGCACGATACAGACTATCTTCATACACAACCTTTCTGCGATGAAGCAAGGTATCACCTATACGTATAGTATCACTCGGTAATATCTGCCAAAACACAGCTATCGGTTTAGAGATAAGAACCGTGTCAAGTTTGACAACCGTCTGTATCTTCGTCTCGGTACGGATTTCTGCCGGCAAAGGCTCGTGCGGGCGGAACCAAGCCGCCACACAAGCGATTACCAGCAACACAACTAATATCCACGGTAACTTTCTCATATCTTTTTCCAATTATCCTTTAGCCAGTTTATCTCTTCTTCGGTGAAGCTGCGGTCGGCGACTATGATGGCGCTATGGCAGCCGATATATTCACCAGATTTCTGTCCCCCTATGAGCAGAATATCACCGTCAGATGAATCCCCGACCGCAATAGGAACTCCGTTGTAAGATTGTTTTGTTTGATAAGTTACACCACTTTTACTTCTTAAATCGTCAATTCTGGTGCTTTTTGAAAATGAGAAGGTTTCACTATCTAATGAGGCATTGATTTTCTCAAAAACAAATGCGCAATTAGGCCAAATATTGCCTTTAGTAATGAATACTCGATTACCGTTATTTTCAAACCACGTCCTCTCCGCCATCACCGTGTAATCCGTTAATATCGGGAAACCATAGCACACTGCGTACATCTTGCCGCCGTAGCAAAGCTGGTCGGGGTAGTCGGGAATTTGGGTGATGGTGATAGTTTCTCCTTCTTTCAAAGAATATTCAAATACAGCTTTGGTTGCACCTTCAATATTTTGAGCAGGAATAATGTTCTCGCCATTTTTTAACGCCACACTTGTTATTACAGCATCAGTGTTATTCCTAAATCTCAAATGAAGATAATCGCTTTTTGCATTAATATTTGCCAATATTTTAAACGCTTTATTATTCCAATTACCAAGCTGCATATATGCAAGATACGTACCGCCACTGCCACTAACAGTAAAACTGAATGGATCTTGTTTTTTATCTACTCTGGAGATGATTAATTTGCTAAAGTCTTGCTGATACACTCCCATCCCGCTATTCAGCTTCCCCTTGCCGCCGTACAAATAGGCGTGGTTGCCGTTGCCGCTAAAGTCTTTTAGAATAGAAGTAGGAAGCTGGGTGATGGTAACATCTACAACACCGACTTTAGAAAACCCAAAACCAAAGTACAATCCATTATCTTTAAATTCATATACTCCGTCTTTATCAATAACGGCTTTCGTGCCGTTAATATCTCTAACATTCAACGGATTATCAGCAGTTACACCTTGCACTAATATTTTTATATCTGAATAAGGTTCTTTATTATCCTCTACAATCCCTTGAATTGATTTAGCCTCTGTAATATGAATAGTGCTACCTGTTATAGTTGCAATACCTCTACTGTCTAAATAGCGCCATGTAGTAAAGTCCTCTGTATAACTCTCTATTACATCGAAATTCGTTATACCCTGCTTCTTCGGGTCATACCAAGCCTTGATGTGCTCTTTCATACCAGTGGGCCAGATAAGTCCCTTTTTACCAATACTACCAGGAGCACCGATACCGGGCAGGCATATCCCGCCAATGTTTATTGACGGAATACGCACATGAGGAATAGTAATTGCTTCCATGATTACTCACTCATTAGGATTTTACCTGAAGCCGGCTCAGTGTTCGTACTTATCTTGATGTACATGCCGGGAATGATACCGCGGACAGGCACATTGATTACGTCAGTTTTTGTATTACCGCTAAAATAAGCAATACTGTAATCGGTATCGTCCATACTGTGCTGGATGTAAAAATCATTCTTGGATGCTATGAACTTCAATTGCAGTCCAAAATCTCCGGTCACTTGCACCGGGTCACTCACATGGCGGATAATTCCGGCTTCTTCCACTTGCTTAAAAACTAATTCGGTCAACATAATATCTCATTTTAAAGTTTCAATACCTGATTTCTATTCTTACCGTCCGCCCGATAACTTACATGTACCCAGGCGAAATTACTCTCATCAATTAACTGGTCAAAAGGAAGGTTCTTGCGGATATGCTCGAACAGCAGCTTATTCTGTTGTCTGTCACCGGTATCAATGTCCGCCGCCTGTCCGCTCATGTGCTGGCTGGTTGCCGCACCGCCCACTGCCTTATTCAGTGCCGGGCAACGGTAACCGCTGTTCACGGTAATAGGTTTACCGTACCATTCGCGTAGTGGGTCAAGAACGTTATCCACCAATGCAGTCAGATTGGCTTCTATATCACAGCCACATCTGTTGTCAATTCCTTTACAAGCCGCTGTTGTCGAACGGCAAAGTTCTTTTATCGTAAAATACTTCATATCTCTTTGATTTTAGATTATATTTGTATACGAAAAACACATTTGTTTTTTCTCTGTTTAAAAATGGAATGGAAGGGAATAGTTGGGAAACTTTTTCCCTTCCATATATTAATAATCGCTCGGCGGCTTCCGCCCGCTACATCCCCGGACATCACACCGCTTCATTTCAGTCTCTTTCAGTCTCAATTCTATCTCATGCCGTTTATGGACTTCTTCCAGATGGGCACTTTGCGCCTGACGCAGTTCGACATACAGTCCGTCTATTTTCGTGTCACGCTGTGCTATGCGCTCTTCCAGCCAAGCGACTTGCTTACGCTCATTCTCATTTTCCATAGCGTCAGCGGAAGCGTCCTCTTTACGGGCGTTCGTTTTCCGGTTCACCCAAAAAGTTATCGCCCATGTAATTGTAGAGCTGCCTCCTATCGCACCTATTATTGCTAACCAGTCATTCAGTTCCATATCTTATTTTTTTGTATTCTACCAACCGGATGAGAATCTATTGCCTGTCCATATATTATTTACTCTGTCATATATGAAAATAGCCAACCAGCCTGCTGTTATATGTACACTTCTTGTTTCTGACGTAGGATAGCCCAAAGGACTTATTCTGCCATATACATGAACATCTCCATTTGAATGGTTTCTTATGAAATATATTTGCCCGTCCTCGGCATTGGTCGGAAGAGTTAATGTGACTCCTTGTGATATAGCTATTATAATGCTGTCCATAAGAGATAATGTTTGACTGCTGTCAATTCTTCTTGTTCTTAATCTGAAACCACAAATATCTCCTTTAGAAACAAACAAAGCATGATTGCCTGTTTCTACATAATCATCATAATTCTTAGCTCCCCTTACCGATAAATGAAAACATGTATTTATGCCGGCTGAATAGGAAGACATTCCACGACTTACATTTATCCTTATCGGACAGACGAAAGCCCCACCGGATGAAGCAGGGACAGTATCAGCACCAATAAATGTTGACACATATTGATTTGTAAAACGTATCAGTGAAGATGAAAGAAGCATTTCATCATTACCACTTTCAGCCGTCAGACTTGATGAGATTTTAAATTCTCCTACAGCACCTTCTTTTGCGTTTACTTTACCTGATAAATCCACATCAGTACCTATCATTTTTCCGCTATGAAGTACCCTGAAAGGCGCACTTCCTCTGTCCTTTTCATTTGCACCTGACCATATACGTACATCAGAAGCAGAGTTTCCTTCGCCGGACATACCGGCATTGATACCATCATCATTACCAATACCAACCAAACCGGAAATAAGACCGTCCAAAAACCTGATACGCCCTGCTATCTCATTCGCTACCAAATCGAAATAAGTCTTACCGTCGGAAGAAACTATCTTATCCGTGGTTATTCGTCCCGGTAGTATCTCTGTAAACCCATACAATGTGGCAAAGCTTCTTTCTCCGCCGTTCTCGCTGTTAAGGATACCGACAAGCAGATGATAATATCCGTCTATCTGTTCCAACGCAATAGCTGTCTCACCATGGAGGAACGTACCCGACTGGCTGCCCTTGCTGCACTTGGCGTACAGATAGAATTTCTTTTCCGGTTCGACAAGCGAAGGGGAGTTGTACTCCGCCATATCCCAATACTTGTAATCGCCTGCGGAATGACTGTTCTTGATTTCGGTTATGCCCAACGTCATGTGCTGTATGATGCCAGCCGGGGCGTTCAGCACCTTCGTGCCCTGATTGTAGGTTATCTCGTGCTTAACCGCAACCGGGGTTGTCTTGGAGTTGACGAACCGGTATTGCAGGCTTTCATCACCTACGAGCATCTGCATGGTGGCGACCGTTATCGGGTTGATTGCACCGGAAAAGTTCAGCAGGCTGTCGGCAAGCATCTCCATTGTCTCCTTTGCATCGCGGTAATAACGTTTGGTGAACTGTTGTGCCTTTTTATAGTTCTCCTCGACCTGCACCTCGTTCGTACCTATCTTGTTAAGCTCGCTGCTGACAGATGTGCCTACTGGAGTGTTTGACAGTTCTATTTCGGGACTGTACGGGTTGTTTACGTACCGTTTGATACCCGTTATACGGATGAGCGAGCCTTCGGGATGGAACTGGTTGTCCGTAAAGTTCACGAAACCGCCCAATACGATTTTACCGCCAACCTGTAACCACCGTTTCTTTGCCCAGATACCATCCAATGTACCGGTAAAAGTGAACATTTTGTCCTCGTGTTCGTAGAGGTACTTGACGGCTTCCCGGAACACATCCCATGATGCGCCCGTCCTTGTGGAGTTGTCACTGATATAGGCTTCTGGCAATTGGATACCGAACACCGCATATTTGTCACCAGCCTTCGGCATCCATGTATTACCATCCGGCATGGTGATACCGTCTATCTCCTGCGGGATTATCTCGAATTTACGTCCTACATGGGTGTACTTCACTTCAAATTCTTTGCCGGAAAGCATGCCGGATTGAAAGATAACAGTCATCTTCTCTCCTTCGATAAGGCAATCCTCAAAATTGAGGTTACTGGGAATGGCATTATCGTAGAAATCATAGAAGTGCTTTTCCGTATCTACCGTAGTTACTTTGCTGATTTCTCCCACACGTGACGGATAAATCCCGGTGCAATCCAGGCTGTCCTCTTTGGCGGTAGTCAACTCACGGTCGGCACGCATGACCCCCGTACCGTATTCATCCGTCTCGTAGGTACGGGAAATATCCGCGTTGAAGCCGTCCTCGCCATCGAAGTGCGTGCCGTCATAGCGGATGGTCTGCGACTTGGGCATCAGCAGTTCCTTTGCTCCGTACTTGGAGTAGTCGATATTCCGTTCGGTTGTTTCCACAAGGATGATTTCGGGCGGTATCTCGCCACTTTCCCGACCGACACCCGTCTTGAAGCCATGCCCTTTACCATAGGATAGGGTTAAAGGATTATCTTTGTTGTACTCGACTTTCTTTAGATGTACAGTCTTTGTATGTACACCCTCTATGATAGTTTCCGTAATCTGATACTCGGTTTCATAGGTTTCTGCCAGTTGGCTTAAAGCGTCCAAGCAGTAGGTATGGTTGTAGTTTATCAGCTTCTCCGTACCCTCAATACATTCACCGATTACCCACCCCGAAGAACGTCTGTTCAGATTGTCCACTATCAGCTTTAAGTGCTCTTTCGGCTTGGCGGTATATGGGAACTTGATGCGGTTATCTACCGTATTGCGTATCTTCCAAAGTTCCGTATCGGCTTTCGAGGTTTCAAGGATAAGCGTATAATCATAGTTCCTTTCTCCGTTCTTCTTGAAATTGCTGTCTTTCTTCAAGGAATAACGCTTTCCGTAGAACTCACACCATGAACCCACGGGGATAGACAGGTAGCCCGGATGAGAGAAATACAGTGTAAGCGCATCTTCGCCCATTACAGCCTCATAGGAATAACTGTTATCATCCGTCAGAAGCTCGATTGTCTCATTGCCGTTATATATGGTAATCATAATTTTAAATTGTTGCTATTAAATAGTGCCGTAGTATCTGAACCATGCACCCCATTTGCGTTCCTTCAGGTAGTTCGGATTATCCTGATTAAATTTGGCTTCCATTTCAAATGCACTTGCACGGTAAGCGTTGGCGTTTACTTTACCGCCGCCTATCCGTTCATCCGTGAACAAGTGGTACACAAAACTGATGAACCACTCCACGCCATACAGAATGTAGTAGAATAGCGGGATAAGTAACAACCACCATGCACTGACATAGAGTGACAATAATACGGACGGGATAGCCGCTATCTCCATACACTCCAAGAAATGACGCTGATGTGTCCGTTCGTGGCGGATAGTCGTTTCGGACAATTCTTTCAGCTTCGTAAGGATAAAGCCGAAAAGCATGATTGTGGTGTAGCTGCCAAACAAAATCAGTTTGGCGAGCGGGTTGTTGTAGTAGATTGTCTTCATTATCAAGTAGCATTAAATATTAACAATACAGTAAAATAAGGAGTCCAATTTATGCAATGTTCATCATTGTTAGCTATCACGTCTTCAAATACAATCATAGGTTTGTCAGAACCACTCTCTACATGAGCAGATAAACATCTAACCGGTATATCTCCATAATTTGAAACATCAAAATCCCTATCATCAGCACTTACAGAGTACCATTCAATATGACGTGCGGGAAGATTACTGGTGCTGCCATCTCGGTAGAGACTTAAATTTTCGTTATCACTAAAGTTGGCAATCAATACACGTCCCCCATAACCCTCATTTACAAAATCCGGCGCAATGGTAATCTCGTTAAGGAGGTTTTCTACCCCGCCCAATATCTGTTTATTACCGACAAACAGCCCTGTACTGTTTCCACCTATTTTGAGGCTACTCATGGCAACCTCCTTTCTTGGTAACTATGGCGGTTTTTATCCCCCCCATTAACAAATATTTACAATTAAAATTCATCATTTCCATATCTCCTATTCTTCTGGTATGTATTTAAAATTTATAATATCCTCTGGGTCTTGTGGTGCAATAGTACCCAAAATACCAACAACACACCCTTCTTCTTTCTTTCCAAGCAAAGCAAAATTATTATTGGGGTCATGCCCAAGGAAAATAATCGAACCGTCTTCGGTATTAGAACCAATGTTAAAAACAATAGTATATTGGTAGGTAATTTCTTTATAAATCGCTTTTATTGTAAGAAAATAAGTCCCGTTCTTAGTGGGAAAAGCCACTGAAAAATCAGAATAGACATATTCCACATCCCTAAGCTTAACAGCCACATTATCATTTCCTATATTTATCATAGCTTTGTTGTTTTAATCGGTTACAGCATACATTGTCTTATCGTCCTTAGTCTCGAGAGCCTCGTACTCACCGGAGGCCTTCTTGGTTATGGTGGTGAGGTTGTCGCTACGAACAACATCTGTGATTACAATCTTATTCTCATTGCTTGTTCCCGATACTTCATAATAGTATATATAGCAGGATTTTAATGTTGAACCATAACCAAAAGTAAACAGCAATTCAAAATATCCATTTCCCGGTTCTGATAAGCAATACTGAATATTTGCATTTATGATATATCCAAAATAATTTCCAGCCACTTCATCGTAATATCTTGTGCTAAACCTAAGACTTGTATATTTCCCTGAACAGTAATCTTCTGTAAATCCTTTAAAACTGCCGAACAATTCATTGGCTAAACCTTGAACGCCAGCTCCTGTTATTACTGTATTGTTAATCCATTTATTAAGAATAGTTCCATTTGAGTTTATGATGTAAGGCTTAGCTGCGTCATCCACATACTTCTTCGTAGCGGGATGATAATCCTGCGTAGGCGTGAACTCCGTTTCATTGTCTTTGGTGAGCACATCAGACTTTTCGGGAACTTCTACCCAATCTTTATTTTTACGACCGTAGGCGTTACCGTTAGAGGGGGCTTCGTAAATATGATATAAAACCTGAGACGACTGGGTAGCAACTCCGTCCGTGACTGTTATACCCAATTGGAAAGTAGTTTGTGTAATAATTGCTATCATTAAATTAGCATTATTAGCATCCGTATAGGTAGCCATCGCCATTGCCGGAATATATACAATTTTCATCCCTGATTCTCCGGGGATGTTTGCCACAACACATACAGTATCTTTACCGACGATACTCTGACATATATCCATGAAAGCGTCTTTCCCGCCAAAGGCATTAAATATCTCGTCGGATGTTGCTTGGTCGCTTATGCTCATCACAGCAGCAGGAATAACTACCACATTCCCAGAACCGCCACCCGCTATCTTCCCCTGATTAACCCAGTCACCGTTCACCCATGCGTAATAATCGTAAGGAGCTTCAGTACCTACGGCCATGAACCCGTCAACATCGGAGCCGTCGGGTACGGCAGACTTCAAGGCTTCAAGGGTGGCGTATTCGCCGGAGACACGGAAAGGAGCACCGGGATTACCGCGGGGAATGGCGAAGTTGATTTTGTACTTCGGATTGCCGTCATTGTCCACTCCATTCTCTGATATGGTAGCCGTTGCCGTTGACCCGGCTTCAAGTGTAGTAACCGTGCCCATTGAAAACTGTGGTGTCTTGCCCGTAAAACCGATAGCACCGGACATATCGACAAGGAACTCAAAGTCACCGTCAGCCTTGACATACAGTTTTGCATTGTCCGGGTCTTCAACATCCCCCGTGTTCACCAATACAAAATCACCCTCTGCAATATCCGGATTGCTCTTATCGGCTTCCATTTCAGCAACAGATACATACACTTTCTTTATGGAGAAAGCATCACCTTTGGTATAAATATCCGTCTTGTCGTATGCTTGGGCGGTCTTGTTCCATTTGTAGACATAGTGGTCTGTACCTATATAGGTAGAGTGTTCTGCGGTGTCGTTAGCATTTGCCGCTGCGGTATCAGCAAGTACTGCCTTTTCATTGGCGGTAGTGGCGGCATTATTTGCGTTCTTGGCCGCTTCCTCTGATTTTTTAATTGCATTGACGACATCCTGATAAGCGGTCTGAATATCTTCCAAGCTAACCTTTACACTGGTCTTGATACCATCTATGATTTTGTAACCAATGGTATATAATCCCTTTAGGCTGTCGGCAAGGGGCAATTCTGATATTTTCTTCTTTCTTAATGGCATAGTTCTAATCTCCTAAATCAATAAAACATTCTTCATCTTCGGTCATTATAAACTCCCCGGATTCCGAAGCAAGCAAATACTCGGTATCCCCAAGTCGGAAACAGGTAAACACAAGGGTCAGAGTGAACTCCCACCATATCCCGCCAAGAGGATTGAAGTGCTCCGTCTTGCAGCTTTTGTAATAGCATGGGTAACTTTCAGACCATTCGTCAACACAAAACATACGCTCCGCGTCTTCATACTCGTATCCTTCGGCATCGGTCTTAGCGGATAGTCTGGTGAGGTCATACAAAAGAGCATCACGGTTTCGCCAAAACGTATCGAAGTCCGGGGCGCGCATCAGACATTTAAGGTTCACATCTTTCGTCTGGAACTTCACGTATTCACCATCATAGACAGCACCGTCCCGGTACTTGAAGTTCCGCAAGAGGTTCTTCTTCACGGCCGGAGTTTTGAGTATCTCCGCATTACTGCCTTTGAGAATGAGCACACCATAAGCGGATAAGTCCACATCGTCCAGCTCGTAACCTTTCGGCAGCGGGACGCTGTTTATCGGTTCCTGATATGCATAACCATCCGGGTGCGGGAAATCATTGGCAAAAGTGAACTTGGAGCGTTCGGTGTTACTATGCATCCCAAAGCTGCTCTGTGAAGAAAGTCTCAACCGGAATGTACGTCCGAGTTGCGGGAAGTTGAAGTCGTGGTAGCCCATATCAGACAACAGGGCTACGAAATCGTTATACTTCCACTCCGAGAAGAAGCCGAACTCAAGCGTGACGTCTTTCGTGTCAAGATGCATTTCCGAAAGGTCGAACTCTTTTCCGTCCTCTTCTGCCCAGTCGTTGCTGTCGGGCGTCTTGGAAGGCGGGAACGCAACCAATTCACCGTAATTGCCTTGTAAGGTGGCAACACCCAACTCGGTGAAAATATCCTTATTGTCTATGTAGAGTTGTCCTTTCATCAGTTCCTACTCAGTTTGAGTCCCTTAATCAACATTGTGTTTATATCGTTCTTCATAAAGACAATGGCGTTCTCAATAGCTTCCAGCCTTGCCGTGTGGCTGTCTATGTTCGACAGATGGGTGAGCGAGGCGTCCCGCATGGAAAGGATGGACTGCATGGTCTTGTCTATGTTTGTCAGACATGAGAGGTTGACGGTATGAGCGGCGATAGTGTCTATGCCGGTAGCCATACGGTTGACATTCTCGTTGATGGAGTACGTATGCCCTTGCATGACCGCCAACCGCCCGTTGTTCTCATCTACCGAATCCTGCGAGGCTGTGGCGATTCCCCTCTGAGAAGCTTCACGGGTGGAATCCGATTCTGACTCCCAACCCATCATCTCCTTCAAGGCATCACGCTCGGCCAATGCCTGATTAACTATGCTGTTCCATCTGTTTTGAAGATTGCCCTGTTCAATTTCATCAATCTTGCCACCACTTTTCATGGCTTCTGCAAACTCCCCGTACCAGTCCTGTATCAGCTTGTCATACTTCTTTGTCATGAGACTTTCAACAATGGCATTCTGCATCATCTTCTCAAAATCATTAGCGAAATCTTCCGCATCGGATTCCATGTCGAGAAGTACATTCTTAAAGTCATTCCTTACATTGTCAAAAGAAGTGTTGGTAAGCTTTTCATTATAAGCGTTCTCAAGCTCTTCAAGCTGCTTATAGTAGGTGATGTATTCATCCATGTATTGAGCTGCGTTCTTATATCCATCGTCTGCAAGATTCTTTATCTTTGAATACAAGGAAGTGTCTTCTTCTGCAAGCTTAGACATCTGTTCGCTGGATAACTGGAAAAACTGGCCTGCATTACTCACAGATTTTCCAACAATGTCACTGACCCTGCTCCATTCAGAGGCAGATATTCCCTTATCTATCTTGTTGTTCGATGAATGCGAGCCGCCCATTCCCAAGAAACCGTTACTGTATGCCGCTGCACTGCGCTGCATGGCTTCCAATGTGTTGGCTTCCTGCTTCAAAATATTTTCCCTTTGCACTTCATATATATCAGAAGCGTCCGTGACAGAAGCCTTATCCATCTTCTCGGAAAGATTATCCAATGAATTTTTCAAATCCTGATTGGACTGTGTAAGGTACTCAATGTCCTGCTCAAGGGTTTTATCGCTGTCACCGGAACCGGTTATCTTAGAGAACGCCCCGAATGTGATTGTATCCCATATGCTTGCAGCAGTTCTAAATACACTCGAAAAAATATTCTCGACAAACCCGTCAAAGCCTTGCTTTTCTATTCCGTCAAGTAGGGAAAACACCGCGCCAATAATACCGCCTATCTTACTTCCTGCTTCGGAAAACGCATCAACAAGGCCGGAAGCAATGTTTCCTATTTGGGATAAAGATATTTCAGAAGAACTGCCAAGCTGGGTAATAGTGTCAGCCAATGTAATCAGATTTTGTTTGGTTTTATCCGCGCTCCTGGTTACATTCGCTTCCGCATTCTGAACGTTTTTCTCGGCATTGTTTTTCTTTTTGAGAGCAGCTTCTTTCTCGGCATCCGTACCACTTTTGAGAGATTTGTTATACTCATCCTGCGCTTGCTTAAGTTCGTCTTGGGCAATGCGCAAAGCATCCAGTTGCTCCGGCAAATCGCCAAGCAAACCGCCTTTGTCGATGATGGCGCTCTGAATATTATTCAATGCTTCGTCAATCACTTTTTTCTGGTCGACAGCCATGTTCTTATACTCATCAGAACTTTTGAAAGCCTTTAGCTGTTGTTTGACTTGCTCAAGAGATTTCTTGGAAACCTTATTTAAATCACCGAAGATAAGTTCCCAGTTGATTTCTTGTTTGAGCTTATCCATATCCACAGAGGACAATACTTCTTCCATTTCTTTTTGGAACATCTTCTTATCGCCTTCGGTAGTGGCTTTGGCTATCTTGTTGTTATACTCTTTTGTTATAGCATCCCTCTTCTGCTGGAACGTCCCGTATTCCTTCAGGTAGCGGTTCATGGCTTCGAGTTCCTCCTTGTTCACTTCGGAGATAGCTTTTTCCTTGCCTTTAGCAGCATTTGACGCACGTTCGCCAAGAAGCAATGTCTGATCGTCAGTAAGTTTTCCACCTTGCGCTTTCTCCCATTCAGCCTTCTGCTTTTTGATAGCGTCAATTTCCTTCTGATAATCCAAATCAATCTGTGCCAGCTTCTTTTCGGTTCCGTCAATCATGAGGTTGATTTCGTCCTGCTGGTTCTTCCGGCGGAGGGAGAGAAGCTGTTCGGAAAGATGTTCCTGCTGTTTGAGTTGGTTATTGTGTAAACCTTTATCTTGCTTTACACCTGTCAATGTCTGCAAGGACTTTTCTGCTTGTTGTAAATCTTTTGTTTTAGCTTCAATTACAGATTCAACTGTTTTACCTGCCTCAGTTTGTATTTTTCCACTACGAAGGTCGGCAATCTCTTGTTTAAGTGTCTTTATCCTATTAGTAGTGTCCTCGATTTCTTTTGATATGGTAGACAGAGAAACATCTTTTTTGTTGGAAAAAGTAGATTGCTCTATCTCTTTTTCAATGGCATTGATTGAGGAAAGAGTTTCCCCCAATTCCTTGTTTACAGAATCCAGCTCTTTTTTCGCCTTGTTTGCACTATCTTTAAGCTGATTATTTACAGCATTATTTTGAGAAAAAACGGTCACTCCTGTATTAATACCTCTGTTTTGCAATGAACTATTGGTTATTGTTACGGATGAATTGTACAATGATTTTGCCTCATTGTAGTTTGCTGTAGCTTCTTTCTGCTGTTTTTCTTGTATCCGTTTTTTACGATATAATTCTTCCAATTCCTCTTGTGCCGCCTTCATTCGTATCTGCTTTTCCAACTGGGTTAGATAGGCTTTGATGGCTTCGGTATTATTATTTATCAGTTTCCCTTCTTCGTTAAGGTTGGCGTTATAAGACGGAACAATGGATTGTAACTCAGACAACGCTTTTTTCTTTTGGTCAAGAGAAGAGGTTCCGCTTTTCAGAACTCCATTCAATCGGTCTATGGTCGCAGCCTGCTTGGAAAACTCTTCATCGGCTTTTTTATTAACTGAATTAAGTGCTTCCTGTGCTGCTGTTGCCTCATTGGTTCTTTTGGTGAACATATACACAGCGGTTCCTACACCGACCAGAACAGAGAGAAGTGCGACATAAACATTGGATTTGGCAGCAACATTAAATGCCTGCTGTGCAGCGGTGGCAAGTCCGAGTTCTTTACGGTACATTGCTATAAGACGTATGCTTTCAAGGAAACCGACTGCTTTCTGTGCTATGGCTGCGGTTATCAATGCAGCTTTATATGTTCCATAAGCCGCAATTAGTCCGCCAATGACAGACAGTACATCATCAAGACTTCCTACCAAATCTTCTGCTGTTCCAATACCAAATTCAAAGACTTCCTTATACTTGTTACCAAAGTCAGTCATTTTTAGGAATAACTTTTCCTGAGCAGCAGCTATTTGCTGTGTCCATGTACCAGCAGAGTTCTCCAGCATATTATTGAGCTTACCGCCTTCACTTGTCATATTTTTAAAGGCTTGTTCAACTTCTTTAAAACCGACTTTTCCCTGTTTTACTAACTCTCCAACTTGCTCTTGTGATACCCCAAGGACTTTCGCTAATTCTTCATAAATAGGAATACCTCTCCCTGCAAATTGACGAATATCTACAGTCATGGCACGACCTTGTGTCCTTAGTGTTCCATACAAGTAAATCAATTGTCCTAAAGGAATTTGAAGTCCAGATGCCACATCACCAAGCATTGAAAGTTCATTCACTACTGTATTAGCCGATGAACCATAAGCTAATAACTGTTTTGCCCCGGTAGCAACATCATCAATACTAAAAGGTGTCTTCAATGCAAACTGAGAAATATCAGCCAACAATGTATCTGCTTTAGATTTGCTTTGAAGAATCGTAGAGAGTGCAACTTGTAATTGCTGCATCTTTCCGGTAGCATCAATCACATCAGAGCCAAATTTCTTTATCGCCATCAGTCCGCCTATTTCGGCTGCTGTACGTTTTAAAGAATCAGTTAAAGATTTTACTACAACGTCAGCATTGGTTGTTCCACTGGCAAATTCTTTATACTCTCTCGTGAGTTTGCGTACCTCCAAACGGTTCTTTGCCTGCTGGTCTTGTAATTCGCCCAAAGCATATCGTTGCTCGTTCAATGCGGTTCTTGCTTTGTTTAACTGATTGAACGTAGATGCTGATTGCGGGGAATATCTGCCCATTTTTGAATATTGTTCGGACAACTGCCTGACATCTTCCTGCGTTTCACGAATGATTTTACGTTGTTTGATTATTTCTTCCGATAATTCGTCAGAAGCCTTTGTTGCGCTATCAATCTTGCGTTTCAAATCATTCTCCATCACCGCACCGGCTTTGGCAGCATTGACCACCAATTCATTCATTCGTTGCGTAGAAGTGAATAATTGGGTATTAAGGGCTTTAAAAGCGGCAGGAGATTGTGTTGGATTCATAGAAAGAAGTTCTTGTTTCAACTTCTCTATCTCTTTCCTTAATCTTACAACTTCTTGCCAATCCGAAGTCACGCGAAATACGAGCTTGCTCATTTTATTTTGATTTTTTATTTATAACTTTTCAAATCTACCACAAATCCAAACTTTAGTCCATGTATTTTCATGCTAATACATAACAATCGGGGGATTGTTGGGAAACAATTGTAAAGATAAGTTGCGGTGGTTTATTTTGTTATTTCATAGATTGCAAAAGCACGACAACGGAATAATTGTCGTGAAATAGTTGGGAGTGATTAATTTTTGAGATACTTTTGTTTATCAATTATTAAAACTAATCATTATGGAAACTACATTGAACATTGTATCAATCATCATCATTGTGTTTGGAATACTTCAAATTATCCTATTCTTTAAGATATGGAGTATGACAGATAATGTGAGTAGCATTAAGAATATGATAGAATTGTATCTAAAAAGAGAATCACAACAAAACGACAAACATGCACCCATCCCCAATAAAACCTCTGTCGTATCTAATGTAGTTACAAATAAACGCAGGTGGAGCAGTGATGCAACAGAAGATGACAAAGAGAAAGCACAAAGTATCATCCCGCATTTAAATACAGGAGAAATTATCATTAAAATAATCAAGAATGATAAAATAATAGTATATAATGAAAATGATTTATATGAATTGGCAAATGAAGAATATAAAATAATATACTATTAATACAAACAGCGCACCCCAACCTAATGAGGTGCGCATTATCTGCTTAAGCTGTTTGTCTCAACTGCAACAAAATAAGCAATTCCAGAAACCTCTCTTCATAGTAAAGCGGCTGGGTACTCTTAGGGTTATTCGGGTTCACTTGATTTTCACCAAAGCTTAATCCCTCACCTACTATTGACTTGAATTTCTTCACACCGCCTTTGCTTGATGGACGTGTAAGTTCAATCATGTAGCCCTTCTCAATCATTTTCTGATTGAATACTTGCGCGCTGATTGGGCATTCATTTTCTTTCAGAAGTTCGCCAGCTGATTTTAGAATACCTTTTGATGGTGTATAATCGGGTGTAGGTAAACCAAGAGGTTCTGCAATAGTTTTTGCTAAAGCCAGTTTGCTACTTTCGTTCAGATTAAGAAAGCCAGTTAGCCAATCGGCCACCGCTATCTTATCTTTAATGGTTGGCTCTTTCAGTAGCTTTATATGTTCGGCAGCCTTATGAAAAACTTTACGATACACTTCAAAAACTGGACGTACTTTTTTGACGATAAAGTATTCATACAAAGATTTCAACAACCTTTATATAAATAGTGAATGTAATCAAAGAATAGAGGAACCTGAGTATTATAGAATCATAAATCAAATATATAAGAGTTCTGATAAGATTCTTAATAAAAGGTTTCCTAAATGGAATTAAACAAGCCGAGAAGATAATTCCCTTTTCTTACTTTCTCTAGATATTATAAGTATATTTGCGGATAAACCAATAAAAATAGGAGGGAATTATGTTGACAACAGAAAGCGAGATTCGAGAGTATATTTTAGAATATCTACAAAAATGGAAAACATGCAGGATAGCAGCAATAAATTGTAAGTGTAATAGTGAAACTATGTTTTTCAATGTATTAGATATAATGGTTGCCGATGGAGAAGTTGAAAAAGACAATAACTTCATTTGGCTACCTAAGAAGGAATAATTAAAGCCGGAGAAACCCGGCTTTTTCTTTACCCATTATCTTCTTTTTCTTCTTCTGTTTGCTAATTCTTTACCACTTATCCTATTCACTTTTTCACCATAACAGACATGCAACTTATCTTTCTGCATGATAATTAAGTTTCTATATGGTATGTCATAAACCACTTCCCGATACGACAGATGCAGATTTTCCATGAACGTTGCAATCTGTCCGAGCAGACAATCGTTTCCGATTACCTCTGTTTTGCTATCAGACTTGCTACGTTCTTCGCCAAAGTTGATAGCCTGGTAAAATTTTCAACAGAGATAAGAGAGTAAGCCGTATCAATAGCATCAACAAGTTCATCAAATGTACCATGAGACAACTCATCGAATAATCCGTCATTTCCTTGTACAAGCCACGAGAAGGCATGTGCAAGCTTTTCAGAATCATTGACACTACTAATCACATCACGTACTGTTTGTTCATCACCAAAATCAGAAAGGAACATCCCCGCTCCAGCCAATTTATGTACTGTAGGCGGAAAAACAGTGTAGTATTTACCGTTTATCGTCACATTCACGAAATCCGTTCCGATTATCGAAGCCGAAACAATCTGTGCGCCTTTATTCATGTTTTTAATTTTAGAAGGGGCAGAATATCTACCCCTCCATCATTCTATCTTTTACCTTATGCTTCCGGCGGAAGTACTTGTACTTCCGCTTCATCGTAATTGTATTCAGAAGAAACACCTTCAACTTCCGGTTCTTGCACCAGTCCTTTGACTGCGATAGCAATCGCTTTGTCTGTATTAGCTTCACGGGCTACAATCTGACAGTTCGGGAAAATAAACCAAACGTCATCGTCGGTAAGGCAGAAAAGAGCCTTATTGATAACAACCCTACCAGCCGCACGTCTCCAGCCAACAAGGGAGTCCTTATCCGAACCTTCACCGCCTTTCTTAATCGCTTCACCACCCATTAGTTCAGCTTTTGTTTTATAGTCATACTGACCGATAGAGAAAGACGGACTAACTTCACCGGGAGTCGTATCATAACGATAAGTCTGACCGGTCAACTGATTCTTGTAACCAGTAACAGATGCTTCCGTTTCATCAATAGTCCATGTTTCACCATGCACATTCTTTACTTCATCTTTTGCAGTTATAGCTGCTTGAATCAAAGTCTTTGCGATTTCGGGGGTAATGTCTGCCGTTACCTTATCAATATCGGCAAACAAGATTCTTTTTATTCCTACTGCTGAAATCATA